CTGCTTGCCGAGACAGCAGCGTCCAGTGGTGATGATCCGACGCCAGAACCAATCCCGCTGCTAACCGAAGTGCTTGACCCGAAATCAACGCGCATTTGAAAACTGCCGAAACTTTGCGACGATTGCGACCCGCTTTCAAACGCCGATGCTTGGCTTACTTCCGCTGCTTCTTCAAAGAATGCGGATTGCATACCCTGTCCGCTTTCTTCCAGCGCCGTAGCAAGCTGATTGGATACTTCCTGCTCCAACGCGCCTGACGATGCGTCTTGGCCCCCTACGGCGTTCTCTGTGCCATCCAGCTCCAATGGCGCCAGTGCTTCCGTTTCGTCAGCGGTAGCATCCTCTGGGCCCTGCGCTGCCAGCGCCGCCAATTCGTCCGGCGACAGTCGCTCTGCATTGGAGCCGGTATCTTCTAAATCCCGCTCCGAAATCAATTCCTCAAGGGCGTCCTCACCGGCAGGCTCCTCGTCCGCGACAGGCTCGTCCGTTTCGGCTTCAACAGACGTGTCTGCTGTTTCCAATGCCTCTTGCGCGGTTTCAAGCACCTGTTCGATGTCAGCAATATCTTCAACCAGCACTTCTTGCTGGGTTTCTTCCATCGCCGCTTGTTCGACGGAAGCCACGGCAGCTTCGAGCGCACTCTCAGTTGGGTCAGGTGCGCCGACATCAAGAGCTACTGACGCGGGTGGGCAGCTTGGGTGCATGGGCGTTGCGTTGCAGTCGATTGCCACGACCTCCGGTTCCGGCGCAATCCACGACAGGATGCCAGACTGGTTCTGTAGGAACTGCGCGTTGCGACCGTAGAAAAGCGGTATGTTGTCATCCGCAGTTGGGCCGGTGATGCCTGCGGTAAAATCACGGTAACCGGAAAAGCCAAGGTTGCCGAAGTTCAGTTGTATCTTGCCATCGGCAAACAGGCCGATCTCGAAGGTGCTGCTGTTGTTCGTGCCGTACTCGTTCACGCCGTACCAGCCGAAGAGGATCGAGCCATCATCGCGGCGATAATATGGATTACCGGTGTAGCTAATCAGGTCAGACCAATAGGCGTATATTGTGTTGCGCTGCGCCAGTTCTATGGGCTGGCCGTTGCAGCACAGATGCGCGCCACTCTGGAACGACACAAAGCCATTGGACGACACCCACGCATTGGTGAACGTCTGGCCCCAGTATTCAAACTCAAAGCCAAGAGATACGTTCCGCGTGCCGTCATCGCCCAGATTGAGAGGCGTCATTGTGGTGGGCGCGCCGTTTATTTGCGGGGGGATTAAGGCAGGCTCATAGGTCTGCGCACACAGAGGCGTCGCGCAAGTCAGCAGGAGAGCCGCCTGCAAGACGTATGTCTTAGTCCTCGACAGGGCGAAGCTCGACGTTCTCGGTCCACGCGGCGCGGGCTTCCTCGCCAATCAAACCCATGAAGGGGCAGGGCGTGCCAGCCATCTCCATCGCGCCGAATACGCGGGGGTCTTGGCACAGGAGGCTCACGGCGGCGACGCGCATACCCATGTCGTACAGGGTCTTCGATAGCTTCATCCGCTCGCAGTTTTGATCGCGCACAGTACGTCCAGCCGAGAGGCCAATAATCTGCGTCTGCACTGCGCCAGACTGGCCGGTGGTGCAAAGGTCTTGGCTGTAGGACATCATCGACGGCGCGATGGCGCTGGGCGGTGGCGACTTAATATTCTGGTCGATAACCTGACGATTAACGCTCTCGCTGTAGCTTTTGCTGTCGGAGACGTTGACGTTGTTGTTCTGATTAACGTTGCGGTTATCGCTGCTTGTCGTTTGGTTAATCGTGCTGGTGTCGTTGTTCGTGTTGTTCGTGTTGACGGTGCTGTTGACCGTCTGATTTACGGTGCTGTTGCTGACATCCGTATTAAAATTGCGGTTCGTATTTTCGGATGTGCTGGCGTTGGTGTTCTGGTTAATGTTCGTCATCGTGCCAGAATTTATGTTCGTATTCTGGTTGATGTTGGTCATCGTCCCAGTGTTCTGATTTATGTTGGTGTTGGTTGACGAACTGACGTTGTTATTGTTGTTCGTGTTCAGCGACGTGCTCGTGCTGGCATTCACGTTGTTGTTCGTGTTGACCGACGTGCTAGTGCTTTCGCTGGTGTTGAAGTTCGTATTGGTGTTTACCGACGTGCTGGCAGACGTGCTGTTATTGTTATTCGTGTTCGTCGATGTGCTGGTCGAATTGTTGTTGTTGTTGTTCGTATTCGTGCTGGTGGACGTATTGTTGTTGTCCGATGTGCTGGTTGTTGTCGTGGTGTAGACGTATTCGGTCGGGGCCACAGACACCGGAGCGGTCTGCGCAAGCGCCATGCTACACCAGCCGAGAGACACAAGAACCCAATACCTTTTATTCATCACCGATCCGCCTTGTTGTCCAGTTTATCCTCAATGCGTCGGAGGTGCATCATTACCTCGTCAAACTTTTTATCGATGGCGTTGAATTTCTCGTCGCCAAAGCCGAGACGCGCCTCAAGCAGCGTCAGCTTATTGGTAAGATTAACCCAGACGGTTATCAAAGCCCCTATAAAGCTCAAGGCGGTGATGACGAAGCCGAGAATGGTAAAGAGGGTGCCGGTATCCATCATCTGAGGTTCCGCAGCTTATAGATTGCAGAGAGATATACGGCGGTCAGCGTGTCAATCAGATTCGCAACGGCTCGGTTGCCCTTGCAGATCTTCTCATGGTTGGCCTCAATCCAAGCAGCATCGGATTCAAGGCACTTCAGAATATCCTTCTCCATTTCACCGGGAACTGGAATAGCGCCGATCAGCTCATATGCGCCTTGGTAAGCCTCGACCAACGGATCAATCGCATCGATTACGCCATCGTAAAACTTCCCCAGTGCCTTGTGCTTGGCATAGCTACCATCACCCTTGGCGCGCCAGTGCGCAAAGTGAGCGAGGTTGCGGGCGTAAAATACGCGAGAGATGAGCTGCTCAATCATTATGCGATTCGCTCAGACGAGATAATGACGGAGGGCGCTGCGGGAGCAATTGCCCCAGCGGCAATGTAATCAAGCGTGACGCTCGTGTTCACAGGCAGCCACATAACCTCAATGTATTGGCCGGCAGTCACCTGTTCGTACAGGGCAATCTGGAAGAATGTATTACCGCCATCAGCTGCCTTTGGAACGCTGATTACCGTATTTGAGTTAGCTATATCAGTGCCGTTTCTACGGAACCAGATATTAACTTCGTGATCATTTGCATCAGAGTTGGCGAACTGTAGGCTTGGCATTATTGCGTATGTGCCGGCGACAGCAAATGTAATCCGCGTTGGATCTCCGCTTCCGTTATTCGCAATGGTTATGCCTGAGCTGAAAGACGTTGATGCAAGTTTTATCGCAGTGGCAGCCGAAACGCTGCCAGTTTGATCTGTGCTATCATACGCAGAAATGTAAGCCCGGCCAGCCACATCCGCATAAGGGATTGTCGCAGCCGCCGTCATTGCTGATGTTCCGCTGCCCTTTACATATCCCGTGAGGGTGGTTGCCCCGGTGCCGCCATTGGCGACGCCCAGTGTGCTACTGAACGTGTTCGCAATCGATGTAGCGGTTGCCTTAGCACTGCTGCCAGATTGCACGACTTCCAGCAGCTCGTTGCCGCTGAGTGGAGTTGTGGCCGCCGTGAGGTCTGTGATTTTTTTATTTGCCATTATGATAATCCATAAAGCTGGTTGAGATATAAAGAAACTGCATTGGCAGCCGCTTCTTGCGCATTCGTTTGTGCGTCCTGTGAATCTGGACGAGGATTTTGCAGTGGTATAGGATCGGCTCGTAGAAGTAAGCGGCCAAAATATGGCTGCGGTACATCATCGCAAGAGGCGCAAACGCGCAAGCTAAGGCCAACAGGCACTGAGCCACCACGATAGTCTTGCTTCTGACGCAGCTCCGTGTGCTGAACCATAAAGCCGCAGCCGTCACATATCGCAAGACCCTGCGGCGACTTTACGGCAAACTTCGGTTGCGTCCGATGTTTTTTACCGCGTCCGAATCCGTACTGCATTAGTAGCCCCAAGGATTAATGGTGATACGAAGCGGAACCTTTTCGCGATCTTCGGCTGCGGCGCGTTCGTATGAACTATCCGCTAAACCCTGAAGGAAACTAAGGCGATCCGGCGCAAACTTCACCGCGAGCTTAGCGGCAAGGCCGGCGGCAATAGCCTCCATCCAACGGTTTGGCGCATCCATGCTATCAGTGAAGTCACCGGCATCCTCTTGGATTTTCATGCGGTGATAAAATAGCGTAACGCCAGCATCCTGCGGAGCTTGCCAAATATACAGGCGTGGAGTGATGGTGCGCTGAAAATAGTATTGGAAAGGGCGCTGGCCAAGCTGCGCCTTGTTTGGAATCGCGTCGTATTCCGCCCGACTAATCGGCGACATCATCAGGTCAGTGTTTATGCCACCAGATGTGGTGCGCGTGTACACCTGAAGGATTGAAACCGTGCGCGGCTCAAGTTCGTAATACAGTGTGCCCGGAGTCAGAGTGATGCTCTGGAGATCCACAGCCCACAGGTTTGGGCCGTTGTTGGCCCAGTCGGAGAACATGTAATTAATGGAGCGGCGCGCACTATCGATGTCATTGGACGCAAGCGTAGACGGAAGCCGACCGACGCGCTCATACGCCTCAGTGATGATATCGATCTGTTCGGTGTCACCGAATGTGTACGTGCCGCTAGTGGTCATTTTTTCTTCGCCGCCTGCATGTTTGCTACCAGCGAAGGATACTTGCTCCCTGACTTGCTGGCAATGGCTTTAGCTTTTTGCTTCTGAGAAGATGATAAAGGTTTGGGTGAGCCAAGACCTTTGGGCCGTGGCTTTTCCCAAACCTCCTTTTTCCCGCGCATTATTTGCCCTTTTTGGCAGGCGCTTCTGCGACAACTGCCGCTTTTTCAGCGACGGGGGCCTCTTCAGCAGCAGGGGCTTCTTCGACAACTGGCGCTTCTTCAGCGGCAGGAGCCTCTTCAACGACGGGAGCTTCCTCAACGACAGCGGCCTCAGCAGCAGGTTCAGGCGCATCCTTAAAGCCGAGCATCATTTCAAGCGACTCTTCAGTCACCTTTTCCCAATCTTCTTGAGAAAGGCTGATTTCCTGCTGGTCACCATTTGCGTTTGTGTATCTACGAAGAATCATAATAAACTCCTATCAGGCGTAAGTTTTGATCATCTCAAGGATGATGCTGTATGTGTCGCCGGACGAAGCGCCGACGGTTGTGAAAAGAATGTCGCCAGTCTTACCCGTGCCGGCATTGTTGCCCAGAATAGCTGTGTCATCAAAGTTCAGGGTGTACATGCCCGGAGCAAGAATAACCGCGCTCACGTCAGTATCTGCATCCCACAGGAGGTTAACCGACATGCCGTTAACCATCGCTGTAATCCGACGAATTGAAACGGCAGAGCATGCCTTTCCGACATTGTTCGCAGTCAAAGCTGATACATCAACCTTGAGAACAGCGCTCTCACCCGTGCCATCGGACACGTTATTGAACTTCATGACGGCTTGGCTTTCGCCGTCAAATAGAGTCTGGGAATTAACTGCGTCAGCCATTATTTCATTCCTTTAAGTGTCATAGCGAAGCGTGCGCGCTGGCCCATTTTACCGGGTGCCTTAGCGGCTGCCTCCAGCTTTCCTGCGGGGATAGGCTTTCCAGCTTTAGCGCCAAGCGCTTTACGAAGTGCGCCGGGCTTCTTGATAGCCTCAGCAATGAAATTCTTTTTTCCACGCATGTTAACAGTTCCACGCTCTGAGTGATTTGTTGATCCGACTATTCGGATCTTTGGCGGTCTCGGCGGATGTCAGTTTCTTTTTCATGCCCTTCATTCTGGCACAAAAGCTATCACGACGAGAGCCACCTTCCGGCTGCGGACGCTTAAGGTTCGATCCAGTGGCTGCATTATACGCCTTACGACCAGCCTCGTTGAGACCGCCCTTGGGGTTCTTATGCTTCGCCTTAAACTGAAAGTCCTTCTTCGCCCGCATCACCGTCTCCATGTAACTAGGGCGACCCGAAGGCCGCCCCAATCATTAGGCTTGTGTCACGCCATAGAGGCCCGTCACTGAGTCTGGATTTTCAATGAACATCCAAACAGTCAGTTGCTTAGAGCCATCAGCTGCGTCTGGAACCGCGTAGGTTCCGCGAACGTCGCCAGTAGTGGTGGTCGCGGGGTCGGTCGTTACAGCTGCCACAAACGTGCCAGTCGTAACAAATGCGCTGTTCCAAGCGGTCAAGCAGTAGTTACGGCTATCCGAGCGGAAAGGAAGACCAAACACATCGCCAGTGCCAACGAAGAAATCGGTGGCTGCAGCCGAAGCTGCTACGCTGGTGATTGTCTTGAATGCCTTCTTGCCAGCAACAGCAGTCGTGCCATTCAGGGTGATAGCTTCCGACATCGGAACGCCATAAACGTCCGTACCAGTAACCGTAAGAACAGCAGTAGCCGCACCGGCAGCGTCAACAATGACGTTGCGAGGAACGTCGAGGGTTACAACGCCACTGGATGCCAAAGCACCGTTGATCAGGGCATTGCCTGCCGCAGCAAGCGTCTGCTGAGCGCAGATGCCATCTGCATCCAAAGCCACCGGAGTAACGTCATAGACGAACATCGGAGACATGGGGGCACCCGGAATCGGAGCGGCCCCATTGAGGCTGAAGCTACGCCCAACCCGGACACCATCAGAGAAGTGAGTCATAAATTTTCTCCATAGTTAGGGGGTGACGGATGCCACCCCCAGAGTCCGATTAGGAAGCGCCCTGTGAACCCCAGCCTGCGCGGAAGTTCGAGCAGCCGAACGAATAACGCTCAATGGCTTTCGCCTTGAGGTTGTCGGTGTCGAAGTCCGTGTAGACATCGGTTTCGAGAGCTTCACGCTCATAGTGCTTGAAGCCGTTTGGAGCGTCGGTGAGCAAGAACCACGAGTTCGTGTCCGTCAAGAACATGTTGACGCGATGACCCTGCGGAACCGCCGAGTTGTTATAGATCGCGTTGATGTCGTTGTTCGCCGTATCGACGCGGAACTGCGATTGCAGCAAGCGAGTCGCGGTCCACTGCAGTTCGGCTGGAACGATGAGCTTTGTAGGCTTCGTCATGATGCGGAGGCCCGCAGCATCACGGAAGCGCTGAACGCCAACGATGGCATCCTGAAGCGACGTTTCGTTCAAGTCAGCCTGTACCGAGAAGGTGTTGGCAACCGTGCCGTTTTCGATGGGGTGAGCCGTCGAGAACAGTGGCTGGCCGTCACCAATTGGGAAGTTCGACGAGAAGCCGTTGTTCAAAACGGATGCGCCGAGAACTTCTTTGGTCTGTTCCATCGACTGACGAAGAGCCTTCGCCTGCAGTGGGAACGACGATTGGTACAAGTTGTCCTTGATCGCCTGACGGGTGATGATGAAACCAATGCTGGTGTAACGGTTTACATAGTTCGTTACATAGCGCTGACCCATTTCGCCGTAAGCGGTCGAGGCACCTTCTGCCTTGATTTGCGCCAAGCCAAGCAGCTTGACTTCGACTTCGATTTCAACAGCCTTATCGGATGTGTGCTTCTCGAAGATTTCCGACCACTGACCGGGGTACATCGGATAGTCGCCAAAAACGGCGGCCAAACCGGGCCGGAGCAGATCGCGGATTGCGGTTGTATTAATAGCCATTTTAAATTCTCCCTACTGGCTTATCAGATGCCGGTCACGCCGCCACGATAGAGGTGGTTGTTGAGGACAACGAGCCAGTTAGCAAAAGCGCCAACAGCGTTACCCGGAGTCGGGTCGAGCTGGAGGATTTTGCAGTTCAGCGTGCTGGTGTCGGCTTCCGTTGCGTTGTTGATCGAAACGGCGGACGAACCCGTCGAAGTCGAACCAGCAGTGTAAAGGAAGTTGATGTTCAGGCCACGATCAGCAAGTGCCAGCGGAGTGCCAGCAGTGCCGGTGCCGCTTGTTTCTTGAATCGAGAACACTGTGTCTGGATCATCAATCACGAGAGCTTCAACGGTCGAGCCGGTGAGAACGCCCGGATTACCCGGCCAGTAGTTCATGAACTTTACGACGCCAGTGCTGTCGGTGTACTTGACACCCCAGAAGACGCCAACGCAAGCGGAGCCTGCAACGCCAACCTGAAGGTAGCCTGTGTTTGCAACGGTGACAGGATCGCCACGGAAAATGGCAGTCGCGTAGGTGGTAACAATCTCGTAAGGGTTTGTCGCGCCAGTCCAAGCAGATCCATCAAGTTTTTTGACGGGCTGAAAACCATTTGGCGCATTCGTTCCGTAAGACATACGGTTTCTCCATGCTAAAATGAATGATTCGGCTTTAACCTGCCTGCTAGGTGACGCGATACGTGACGCGACATCGAATCGGCTACCCGCCGTAGGAGTGGGTACGTGACCACTATCGAGGTGCAGGATACGTGACCTGCGTCGAGGACATCAGAACTAACTCAATTCAACACCTGCGTCAACAACATAAAAAAACCCCCCGCCCAGTTGAGTGAGCGGAGGGAAGTTCCCACAGCGCAAGGGGAAATAACGCTGTGGCCGGAGGTTAATCCTTAAATGACGTGACGCGCTCGAACGAGACGCCACTGTCTTTGTCTTCAAAGCGCGGAAGGTTCGGGTCGCTCTGACCAGTCCATGCCACGTCTTGCAAGGTTTCAATGTTTTCCAGATCGCGATCTTCGTTACGCTCCTGAACGTCCCGTGTCGGGCATTCGCAGAGCATTAGACCGCCGCGACGGATAACCTGCACTTCCAAGCCTTCATAGCCGGGAAGGGGAGGAGGGACCATCTCAGGGTGGCGTGACGCAGGAACTGGAGCCCAGCCCTTAATCATGCGATCCGTCATGTTGTCGGGATCGGGTTCGTTGAGGGTTGATTCGCGAACCCAAGCGTATGTCATGCCCGCAGGGATTTTGTCCTTCGGAACATATAGTTTGGATTGGAAGTGCGTTTCAGGACGCTTGCGCATGCTGGATTCGCGTGATTCTGCTGCTCGGCTCTGCGAGATTCTTGATGCTCGTGCCATTATTAAGATCCTTTACTCTGTTTTATCATGTGAACTGCGTAATATTTTTCCGCCTCAAGATCGGTCATGCGACCTCCCTTCTGATTGCGAATAGCCCCAGACTGGGCCAACTGGTGTGCCATGCGGCGCTGATCGGCTGTTAGTCGTATGGTCTTGGCGCTTTTGCCTTGCTGGTTTGGCGCGCTGCGCTGGACAGGGGCAACATTAGATTCACGAGACATCGGTGGAGTTCTCTTGCTTGGGGTTGATACGGCTGAGAATGCGTCAGGGTATTCCTTACGCATGTGACGGTCGATTTCCGTGAAGTAATCAACGCCACCGATTTCGTCGTCACGACCCTCAGAACGATACCGACGCTCGATGCGGCGTGCATACAGCGTTGCCTCTTCGTGCATCTCAGGATCGAACTCAGGAGACTGTGGCTGAAACCACTCGTTCTTCTGAATCCATCCAGCTGTGCGCGGCTCAAGCGAAGGCTGAGGCTGGGCCTTTGGCTGCGCTTGCTTTTGCACCTCTGGAGCTGTTACCTTCTGCTCAGCTTCCCAGTTCTCAACGCCGGCCAGATCATTCTGCAGTTTGTAGTAAATGCTCTGCAGCTCAACAATCTGTTCGCTGTCGCCCATAGAATGCGCATCCATGAGCTTCTGCTTGACCGCACCAGCCTCGTTGATGAGGTTGTTCTTGTAGTGCGTCATCATGGCGAAGTCAGATTGCTGACGCATCTGGGCTTCGTTCTGCAGGCGAGACTCAGCTTCCTGCGCACGGCGCTCAGCGTCAGCGGCCTTGCGGGCCAGCTCAGCTATTCGCTTGTCAGGTGAACGCTTCCGCTTCGGGGCCTCTTCTTCAGGCTCTTCTTCGGGTTCTTCTTCTTCCTCAGGCTCTTCTTCCTCAACGGTTTCTTCGGATTCTTCTTCCTCGTAATCCGCGAGGCTTTCACCAAGATCGTCTTCGGTTATCTCAATTTCGATGTCTTCGGTGGGCCCCTCTTCCGTCAACGGAAGTTCTGGAATTTCGTTTTCTTCATCCATGCTCTATTCCTTAATAATTATTAGCAGCCTTGCCTGATTCGACATCTTCTGGGCCAGTGATAACCGCCATAACGCGATCATCAGGCAGAAGCGCCATTGCAACGCCGCGATAAGAAACCATTGTCGATTCATAGCGTGGGATCAGGATCCAGTCCCCGACCTTGCACCAAGGCCCAGAGCGTTCGAACTTCTCACCCTGATAGGCTTCCGGTCCAACAGCGCATACCAAAGCCGAAACCGATGAGAACTTATCTTCAGCGCGAACCGTGTCTGGCAGGTAAAGCGTCACTTCCGTGCCGTCTTCCTTCTTGATCGTCTTCAGCTCTTCAGGGCGGATGTAAATTTTTACAGCCACAAGATACCCAGCTGGGCGCATATCAAACGGCTGACCCGTCATCTCCACAAAATGCCCGTCTATGAATTGCTTCGCAAGCTCTTCTTCATGCGGCTCAATGTTACTCATGCTCATCAGTAATGACTCCTTGTTTTTTGTTCCGGTATTTTATCATCGTCAGGCTGCATCATACGTTTATACTCGTCGGCAATGACCTGAATTGCAGCTGTATAGCCACGCACCAACGCATTCCCCTCCAGAACCTGAAGGGCAATCTCTTCCGCCGTCGATGCCGGGAAGTATTTCTCCCCTTGGCTGGACGGCCTAAAACGTGCATTTAATGAGTATTCTGTGGCGCGATCTCGCAGCTCACTGATACGCTCAACCGCTCTGCGGCTTAGTTCCTCTGCGCTCAATTTTATTCTCCGGTAGTTTTGCAGCGGCGAGTCTTTGCCCACCTTCTGCTAGGGTTAGGTAGTCGCGACCGCACTGTTAAGGCACGGTCGCGGCCCCTGTTACTTGTCGCGCATCTTATTCATGGCGTGCGTAATTTTACCTTCAGGTGTCATCATGCCCTTGCGAACCTTGGCAGCGCCGCCAGCAGCTTTTTTAACTGGCTTCTTAGGCTCACCAATAGCAATCATGACAGCGAGGCCATCCTTCTTTGCCTTGCCGCCCTTTTTCATGCCGCCCATTTCTGTGGCCAGCTTTTTGGCAGTGTCAGCCGATGTCTGAACCTTGCCGCCATCCTTATAGCGACCACCTTCAATGTCAGCGGCGCGATTACCACGGGTAATGGCTGCACCCTGTTCCTTCGACACCTTCATCTTCGCATACTCTTCGCGACGTTTGCGATCTGCTTCACGCTCAGCTGCAGTCGGCTGAGGAGGCATGCTCTTCTTTACAGCACCGCCAACCTTATAGGTCGGGATAGGACGGGCGTTTGCACGCTCCTGAAGCGCCTTCGCGCCATTGGGTTGTTTAGGCATAGGCTCAGCGATTGCTGGGCCGAAAATTGCACGAGCTTTCGCCCGCAAGTCAGTCATCTTCATTGAAAACCTCCATTATTACGCAGGGCTTCGGACTGGAGCTTCATTGCTGCAATCCGCTCTCTCGAAGCACGGTCTTCCGCGTCAGTCTGTGCTTCTATTTGCGCCTTCGTCATTTCGACTTGGGCGTCAAGTTTGCTGTCAGCATCGCGCTGCTGAACCTTCATCTGCTCAATCTGAACCATTGGGTCAGGGCCCGGAGGCTGTGGCTTATAGGATGGCGCAAGCTGCTGCATGGCCTGTGCAACCATAACCGCGAGCTGGTTCTCAATCTCAGGCGGCAGCGGCTGGCCCGGAGGCGGCAACGGCTGGCCAATGATCTGCTCAACCTGCAAGCGCATCTTCAGGGCCAAATGCTCGTTGATGTGCGCCTGCAGCGCTGGGTTCTCTTCAGCAATCGGGGCGTGCGCCGCGATGTGTGCGTCGTGATCCTGATACGCGCCGGCCACCAATGGCTTGCCCGTCAGTGCATTCTGGTTCTCAGACAGAGGATCCAGCGGCTTCGGCTTCTCTTGCTCAGGCAACAGGAGCATTTCAATCTTCTCTTCGTCAATTCCCATCTCGACATACATCTGACGATAGGCTGCGCGCAGATTGTGCTGGTCAGGCTGCTGTGTCGCAAAACGCAATAGAGCTTCCGCACGCATCATGCGTTGCGCGGACGACGAAATGTTCGGGTCGCTGACAGGAATAACGTCGATGTTGTCCGAGAAGTCTTCGCGCATGATCGCCGACATGCCGCCGCGAACTGGGAATGGATACGGTTCGTCTGGCAGATACTTGCCAAACAAATTCGCAATCATCTTCAGTTCCCGATTGAACGCCTTATGCGACCGCTTGAGCGTCGCCGACTGGAGTCGGGTTGCCGCTTCCATAAGAGCCACAGTCGTTCCAACTGGAGCATCTTGTCTGCCCTCACCCACCGCAATTTCGGCTGTGTTGGCAAGATTCCGCGCACTCTCATACGTTTCCTTCAGCAGCGCCAAAGAAACCTGCGAAGGTTCCTTATACGGCATCGTCATGATCGCGTTCTGAATCGGCATACCGCCCGTGTCAATTTCACGGAACTCAGTCGGGCCAATCCCAATGTTATTGTCGTCGAGGCGCATGCCCTTAACGCGCAAGCCGCCGGGGAAGTTGTTCAGCGTCGCAGCGTCAATCAGCTGACGACGGATCGATGTCGCCGTCTTCGCCGAGTTGCCCAACAAATGCGCATAGCCAAGGCCATAAAAGCCAACGCCGGGCATCAGCTTATAGTGAACAAAGCAATCCTGACGCTTGAACGTCGGATCACCCTCTTCATAGTTACGATAGATCGACAGAACCTTGCGAGTCCCCTCATCAATCGTCACGATATACGGCAGAGGAATACCATCCTCGTTTTCAAAGCCTTCGAGGTTCAGATCCGCATAAACCTCATAGATCCGATACTCTTCCGTGCCTTCCGCGCCCGGCTCAACGCCCTGAACGCCGTCAACCTCTGCGCGAATCGGGCTCTGGCCCTCATCATCCGGCTGCGGATCGCCAACCTTGATATCGCGATACACACCCGCCAGCTGCGCCAAGCGGAAATTCCGGCGCGTCATCGGCGTAATGTGGCAGAAACGTGGCGATGTCTCTAAATCAGTCGTGCCATAGGAAACAATGAAGTTGTCCGGCAAAACAAATCGGCTCACCGGGCGTCCCAGCAGCCGATCCTGATAAACTTTCTTGAACGTCGAACCCACCAGCGCCAACCAGAACAGCATCTGGTCGAACTCTTCGTAGAACTCAGGGGCCAATTCCGTAAGGTAAAGGTTCATGAAGTCCTTAACCCGCGACGCCTGCGCCTCCAACTGCTCGTTCGCAACGCCCGTGATCTGCGTCTTAACCGGACCAGCAGCCGGTAACAGCTCGCCGCAAGCCACAGCCTGCCAGCGCACCACAGCCTCAGCCAACAGCGGATCGTAAACGCCGCACGCCCCCTTGAACGGCGTCTGGCGGTCTTCGATCTTCAGGCCCATCAGCTTGATGCCCTCAGACATCGTGGTTTCCCACTCACTGCGGCTCTGTTTATCTTCCTCAACGCCGCTTAGCAGCATCTCACCCAGACCATTTAGGTCCATATCGTCCATGTACAGCGCGAGGTTCGACTCGTGCGTGATTTCTTCTTCTTCATCTTCCGATGGTTCAAAATCAATCTCAACGCCGCCATCATCCAATTCGGTGATCTCAGCGCCATCGACCATCTCAGGGCCGCCCATTTCGATTTCGTATTCCGCGTCGCCCTCAGGCATGTCAACGTCAACGCCGCCAATCCCCTCAAACTGGGGACGCAGCGTATCTTCGAGTGTCATTGGTTTACGGGCCATTATGCTTCCTATCAATAAAACGATGCGCGTTCAAGCGGTACGTCATAAACCTCTTCATACGGGTTCTCGGTATTGTGAACCCACCCAGACTGCTTGACCCGCAAAAACGCCATCGTCATCGTATCAACCCAGTCCCTCGAATCAGCCGCTGGAAACTGAACGCACTGTTCCATAAAGTCACGCGCCCACGGCCTCAACTGATCATACGCCGGTTTCATCGCCGGCAACCACACACGCCCGTTCTCGATCAAATCCGTAACCAGACGAACACGCGCTATCTTATCACCAAACTTATCAGGATTAAACGGCGTTGCAACAATTCCTGCACGGCCCAAATCCTGAATCAGCATCTGACCGTTCGCCTTCGCCTCCACCAGCACCGTATCCGGCATCCGGTTCTTCGATGCCTTGATCGGCGTGCGGTAGTTATCGTCCCGGTAATCCGTCGCCATCCGCTGCACCATTCGCCGCAGTATCGGCCACTCCGCACGGTCGCGCCACACCGACAGCAATATCAGATTCGGTATCCCGTTATCGTCATCAAACACGCCCCACGTCGTTGACGCGCTATACGCCGATGTCTTGTTCGCCGTCAGTGCCGTATCCCACGCCTGTATCACATACTTCACCTCCGGCGGATCGGGCGACCGCCACCACTTGAACCACGTCTGATCGATAATACCACCATCATCCACAACCGGATTCTGCTGATACAGCGACGACCAGATGCGGCTCGTCGTGGAAGGCTGGCGGCGGATCTTCTCCAGTTCCTCTTTCGGGAACTGTTCCGGCCACAGTGCATCTCCGGGCTCACGCCCCAAAATGTCGTTATCCACCGCCAGCGCGGGCAAAATCACCCGCTCCCACTTCTCGCCCTCACCATCCCGCTCGCCCTGATCCAAGCGACCCATGTGGTCCCCCAGATGCCAGCGCGTTCCAATCAGGATGATCGGCGTGTCCTTGTTCTTACGGCGCGTGAAAAAATCCGCACCGTACCATGCCCATAGCTTGTTCCGCTCACTGTCCGATTCCGCCGCCTGAATACCCGACAGCAAATCGTCCCCAATCAATATATCCCCGCGCCGACCCGTCACGTTCGCGCCAACCGCCGTCGCGTGATAACCACCAGCCTGCGTCGTCATCCACTCGCCCGCAGCCGTCTTGTCCGCACTAATACCCACATCCGGGAACAAGCGCCGATGCTCGTCGCCCTTGATCACGTTACGAACCTTCAGACCGAACGAATCCGACAGCTCCTGCTTGTGCGTCGCAAAGATCACATTCTTCGTCGGGTTCTTCGACAAGTAATAGGCCGGGAAGTAATGCGACGCGGCAAACGACTTACCATGCCCCGGCGGCATCGAGATCATCAGCCGCTGAATCTTACCGTTCGCCACCTCGTCCAGCTTGTCGCAAATCAGCTTCAAGTGCGGCGGCGGCTTCATCCCGCTCACATACTCAATATACGCCGCAAACGATGCCATCGCCTCCTCGCGGGCCACCAGCTCCGCCAGCAAGTCATCCATCGATAGGTCAGGATTCATCGCGCCACCACAGTGCAATACAGCCGACCCAAAACCCGCGAATAACGCAGCATCCAACGCCGCTGGCCCAGAGCTACGATAAACCCAACACTGCTGGATCGACGCGGGTACACGTTAATCCCATTGCGAATCAGCTGCCCCTCGTCGCGGATATATATCACCCCTCGAACTCTTCACCATGAAGCCATGCCGCCACAATCCTGCGAAGCGCCTCTTGGTTCTGGGCGGTGTAGGTAGTCTCAGTACCGTCGTGCAGAACAATCTCGGTGTCATCCGCCAACCACTCGTCAAAGCCCTCGCCCTTGGTCAGCGTGATTGAGTTCTCATCCCCAATTATGGTCAGCGGCGTACATAGCTTATCGCCGTCACCCGTAAATCCACGCAAAAACGCCTGATTAATCTTCATCCCTCAACCTCCCTATAATCCGCCTCAATAACCGCCACCGGCTTCGCCCGGTCAGCAACCATCGCTCTTAACGTCTGCAAATCCAGATCCTTCGCCGTCACCGTGTGATTGATATTCACCGTCTGGTCCATCATCCCCAGCAACTGAGCCTGCGTCTTCACCGCACTAATCGCACTCGTGAAATTCTTCGCATCCAACGCCCGCTCATGCACCGCCTGCAGCTCATCCAAAAACAAATCCCGCGTGTACTCCGTCCGCTCAATCGTCAGCCCGGAAGTCTCAGCCTCAGCAATCAGCCGCTGAACCTCCACACGCGCCAGCTGCCGCTCCGCAACTACCTTGATGTGATACTCAGGATTCGTAATCCCAGCCCGGACGCACGCCAGCTCAGCAGCGTTCTTCGACTTCACCGCCTTCAAACGCACATACTCACGCGCAAAAACCAAGTCACGGTCCTCACGCATCGCAACTTCAGCACCCTCGCTGATCAGCGAACCCAACCCAAAATCGTCATCATCCCAATCCATATCCATCCTTTATAATCATCATCCAAGTTAAAACAATATATAAATTTTTATGGAGCCAGCGATTAGAACAAAGGGGGTCATATCAGGGGGTGGGGG